ATGAGCGAAGAGATTTACACTTCAGTCCTCGACGATATTAAAAGCCGGACAAGTTGGGAAACCCGTCAGGGCTTGTGGTATCAGATGCGTACTGATGGGTTGGCTCGGAAGGCCAAGCCTTGGGGTCGCGCAGCGGATATGCATTTCCCGCTGATTGACACCACCATTAACAAGCTAAAGCCCAGTTTCTTTCAGCAGTCTATGGGGTTGGATGTGTTGGCAACATTCGTGCCGATGCGCCAGCAACTTTCCGCTTTCACCGCCACCGCCGAACAATGGTTCAGCTACAAGCTCCATGAGAAATCCAACTACTCCACGGAGGTAATGAGTTGGATTGATTATATGCTCACAAGTGGTCGTGGAATTATAAAAATTTTTTGGAATCCGGATAAGAAGCAAGTGGAGTTTCAGTCCGTTGATCCTATGCACCTAATCGTCCCGCCTTGGACGAAGGATTTGGAGGGGGCAGACCGCATCACACAAGTCATACCAATGAGTATGGATGCGTATAAGCGCGCTGGCATCTACGCCACCAGTGAAGAGGTGATGAAGAAGCTGCGGGGTGGGAAAGTTGAAGATACTGGCATTTCCTCGGAGTACCTTAACAAGCGGGAAATCCGCGAAGGACTCACTCATTCCGAGGACAAAGACCAGATTATTGTCTGGGAAGTTTACACCCAAGACGATGAAGGCAAATGGACAGTGCAAACATTCTCGCCACAAGCTCCGGAAGTGAAGCTGCGCGATGATATGGAAGTTCCGTTTGACCACGGAAAACCGCCCTTTGTGGCGTGTGAGTACGAAATCACTGACGGAGGTTGGTACAGCCCGCGCGGAGTGTGCGAAATGCTCGCGCCTTTCGAGGCCGCTCTTTGCAAGTTGTGGAATGAGAAACTGGACAGTGCCACACTGTTTAACCAGCCCATGTTCCGCTCCGAACGCGACCTGCCGAACTCCATCAATTTGCGGATGAAACCTGGACAAATCCTACCGTTCGGTATCGCGCCGGTTACCATGCCTCAACCGCCGCTGGATTTTGATAAGGAAATAGTCCGCACCCAATCAATAGCTGAAGGGCGTGTCACTGTACCCGATTACGGTATCACTCAAGTGATGAATACCCGTGACCGGCGCACTGCCACGGAAATTGAATCCATCAATGCTCAATCGGCCCAATCAATGGACTTGCGACTGCGCCTGTTCCGTCAGGCATTGGGTAAGATGTTCCGGCAAGCCTACGAGTTGCTGATTCAGTACGACAAGAAATCGCTCCAATTCCGGTTCCTAGAGGATTCGCTCAATGTCGATCCGGTGGCACTACACGATGACTACCAAATTGAACCGCGCGGCGGCATGGACATGGTCAGCCGACAAATGCTGCTCAATAAGGCAGTGCAACGGAAAATGCTCTTGGGCCAAAGCCCGTGGATTGACCAAGTCGAACTGGATAAGTCCATCCTTGAACTGGAAGACCCTAGCCTCATTGCCCGTCTGGTGCGTGATCCGCAAAACAAGGTGCAGGATGAGGTGGAAGACGAGCAACGGACAATCCCAGCGTTGCTGTTAGGGCAAAATGTTGCAGTCAAACAATACGAAAATTTACAGGGCCGGATACAGGTGCTGATGGGTTTCATCGAGCAATCCCGTGCAACCGGCCAACCTATAAGCCCGCAAGGGCAGCAAGCAGTACTGGCCCGTTTGGGCGGACTGATCAGCGCGTTGGAGGTAGTCGATGCCAACACCGCGCGCGCGTTGCGGAAAGATGTGCAGAAGTATCTAGAGACAACTGGAATCATCGCAAACCAAGAGGAAGCGCAAATGCCACAAGTTCCCGTAGATGCCTCCATCCCGCAGCCTGAAGTCGCGCCGGAGCCGCCAGTACAACCGCAGGAAGCAGTAGCCTAATGGCAAGAGATAAAGACAAAATGAAATGCAACTCGCCGCGCCGAATCACAAAAGGCGAAGCGGGACATGGAAGAAAAAAGTTTGTTGTCAAGGCTTGCTCCGGTGGCAAAGAGAAAATCGTCATGTTCGGTGATGCCAACATGGAAATAAAAAAAGACAACCCAGAGAGACGCAAAAACTTCAGGGCCAGACATAACTGCGCTGAAGCAAAAGACAAGATGTCTGCGAAATACTGGTCATGCAAGGCGTGGTAATGAAGGGCAAGAAAAAGAAGACCAAGAAGGTTAAGTACTAATGCGACTTTTTAGATTCATCCGCATCGCTTGGGCGATGAGTAGCAGGTTGCCTTGGGTGGAGGACGCCGAATGGGAAGCGGATGATATCAATGCATTGCGCCAGTTTCTGGTTAGCAAGCAGGGGCGGAAGTTCCGCCGTTTACTACTTAACATGGTGCTGCGCCAAAACGCTCTGGTGGCAGCGCAAACGGACAGAAACAAGTTACAGCATGAGGCTGGCTTTGCTAACGGCATGAGAATGACCGTTCATACTGTCGAATCTCTGGCTCGTGAAATCGAGCCGGTAGACGAACTTTCATCGGACGTATTCGGGGTCGGACGTTCGATGAGTGAAGACCCCACAGCACGGCGCGCGTTTTGATTGCGTATGCGCGACGAGGAACAGCAATCACTATTGGAGCGTTAAATGCCTGAAGAAAATGCAGAAGTAACTGAAGAGCAACTGGTTCAAGCGGCATCGCAATATGATGCCGCCATCGAGGCCGGTGAAGAGCCTGAAGTCACCATCGAGGAGCAACCCGAAAGTGATGAAGGTGATGTAACCGAAATCAAAGAGCAGATGCAGGAAGAAGCCGAGCAGGAAGAACAGGCATCGGACGCTGAAGAACAGTCCAGTTCAGAAGAACCGGAACCGGAAGAGAAGGCAGAGGAGAAGCCGGTAAGCAAGTACGAGAAAAACCGCCGGAGGCAATCTGAAGCATGGGAGAAAATAAACTCCCAGAAGGAAGAAGCCAAAAAGCGGGAAGCAGAGTTGGAGAAGCGCGAAAAGGAGTTGGAAGAACAACGCCAGAAAGTAGCTGCCAACAAAGGCTATCGTGATGAAGACGGGCATTCCGCTGATGACTTCGAGAAGGCGGCAAAAGAGTTCGACCAAGAAGGTGAATCCGACTTGGCGGCAGCGGCCAGGAAACGCGCGGAGGAATATCGCGGGCGAGAGAAAGAAGCCCAAGAGCAATCTTCCCGCGCTGAAGTCGAAGAGATTCGGAAGAACCAGCAAAATGAATTGCGGGAAAAACATCCGGAACTCAACGACCCTAACTCGGAGTTGTTTAAGGAAGTCGCGTCTCTCATGGCTACCTATCCAGTGCTGCAATTTGATCCATACGGATTGAAGGCGGCGGTGGATGTAGCCCAATTGCGCCAAAACTCAAAAGAAGCCGACTCCCTACGGGAACGGGTAGGTGAACTGGAGCAACTGGTTAACAAATACGAAAAGAAAACATCAGTGGGGGGAGGATTTACCACCGCCAAAGTTTCTGGAGACAAGAACTTTGACGATATGGACATCGGCGAGCAGGACAATTATTTGCTCCAAGCTGCGATGGCCCATGACGATAACCTCTAGCCCGCTACTAACACGAAGATAATACTATGGCTACTAACACTAGTACCTCATTATCCAACCAGTATCAGAATCATTTCAGCAAGAAATTGCTGTCCTATGCTGTTCAAGCACTGGTTTTGGATCAATTCGCAGAGAAGGTCGCCCTTCCTGCAAAGGCCGGAAACAAGGCAATCTCGATGTTCCGTTATGGCGCGCCGAGTACGTCTGGTATTGAAACCCTCTCAAACGAGGGAACCAAACCATCGGGAACCCGTTCCCTCTCGCTCGCCAAAATTGACAAGTCGCTCATTCAGCGCGGTCAGGTGATTGAGTTGACGGACATCCTGACTCAAACCGACCTGTTCAACAGCCTCCAGCAAAGCATCAGAACTCAAGGTGAAGATGCTGCTCTGGACTTGGACACGCTTACTCGCAATACGCTGGTGGGTTCCAATGTGGCTGGTGACGCTAAAGAAAACGGCGATGGTTCCGCTCTGGACAACAGCGACACTCTTACCGAGATGTACGCTGGTGGTTCCACGGACTACACCGACTTCTGCGCCACCACTTCCGGCAATACGCTGGCAGCGAGCGACATCCTTGATGCCGTGACCAAGCTGAAGATCAATCGCGCTACTCCTGCCAAAGGCGGAATGTATGTTGCGGTGGTCAGCCCGCAGGTCTTGAGCGATGTGATGAAGATCAATGAGTGGTTGAATGCCGCCCAATACAGCAATGTTTCCGAACTCTACAAGGGTGAGGTTGGTTCGTTGTTTGGTGCTAAATTCATCGAAACCACCAACCCGTTTGTTAGCGGAAACGCCAACACTGCGGATGATGATCGCTTCGATTATGACGCTTCTGCCGGTAACGGTGTTGCTGCTGACAAGAACGTGTACGCCACCCTGTTCCTCGGACAACAGGCATACGGTGTGCCGAACTTGGGCTCGCAGTCTCCGTTCAGCCCGAAGGTCATCATTGCGGACGGGCCGGACAAGAGCGACCCGCTCGATCAGAAGATCACCGTATCGATCAAATGCTACTGGGGTGCGTTGCGACTCAACCCGAACTACTACGCCATTATGCGCTCCAAGACCGCATACAGTGGCTAAAAATAAAACAGACCATGCATAAAGGTAAGAAACCAAAAGGCGTGGTTCTTATGATCGCCGTGGGGGGTGGGGCTGAAAAGCCCCGCCTCTCCGGCAACTCGGAAACCAGTAATAAAAAGACAATGATTAAAATTCCTTTGGGCGCATTATCCAACATGGATGAAGAGGGTGATGCTGCCATGCCCGAAAATGGCGATATGGTTCAAATGAACAACGTCGAGGGCGTTGTAAAAAACATTGATGGCGAAGAAGCCCATGTTGAGCTTCAGACCGTTGAAGGCCAACCCATCGAGTACGTTGATCACAAGAAAGAGGATTCGGAAGAAGAATCTGATGATGATCGCTTGATGAAGATGGCGGAAGAAGAGGACGAAAAAGCCGGTTACTAATTATGCCGATTTACCAGTTCAAGTCTGAAGGCGGCGAGGTCATCGAGGAGGTGGTTCCGGTTGGAACTAAAGACATCATTTTTGATGGAGAAAAATACTCCAGATGTTTGGAGCCAACAGGGTTTGCCTTTACCGGCAACTCCACCGGAATGCCGTCCCAGACTGAACAGGTTAAGCAGGGGTACTACAAGTTAGAGTGTGAGGGGGGTTCAGGCTTCAAATCTTCATACAGTAAGAAACAAATCAAAAAGGCGTGGGGGATTTAAATGGCAACTTTATCGGGGCGGACTATTGCATCGAGCTACACTGAACTGCTCAAAACGACATCAAGTAGTGGCGTTACCTCGTCTCTGGACACGGTGCAGGACGGTGACGCTACCGATTCCGCACTTCAAATTTCATCAGCGGCGGTCAAATCCACCGGCACGTTAACTTCCACCGGAAACTTTGACGTAGCCACGGATAAACTTACGGTCAACGCGACCAGCGGGAATACTGCCGTAGCCGGTACTCTGGATGTCACAGGCCAAATTACCGGCAATGTCACTGGCAATGTCACCGGAGACGTAAAAGCTACAGACGGCACTTCAGTACTTGATAGCGGCACGGACGGAACTGACGCAACTTTCACTGGTACAGCAACCAAGGCCGACCAACTTTCTACCGCCAGGAATATTGAGCTAACCGGAGATGTCACTGGCAATGTAAATTTCAATGGCACGGCGGATGTAGACATTGCGTCCACTTTGTCGAACACGGCAGTCACTGCTGGTACATACGGTTCTGCTACTGCCTCTCCTCGCTTTACTGTTGATGCCAAGGGGCGCATTACCGGAGTTTCCGAGGTTACCATTACAGGTGGTGGCGGAGGTGGCGGAGGTGGGTCTGACGCGACATCGATTCAGGGTGTTGCTGTTAGTTCTACTGATCCCACTACTGACGGCGAGGCACTGGTTTACACTGGCTCGGAGTATGAAGCTGTTGCAGTGGTCAAGGATGCCAATGCGGTTTCAACCAATACTGCCAGCAAAGTGGTCAAGCGCGATTCCTCTGGTAACTTTGCCGCTGGAACTATCACTGCTGCTTTAACCGGAAATGCATCTACTGCAACTGCATGGGCAACGGGACGCGATGTTGCGCTTACGGGTGATGTCACTGGCACGGCAACTGGAGTGGATGGTTCGGGTAATGTATCAATCGCCTCCACCTTGGCAAACTCCGGTGTCACTGCTGCAACTTACGGTGATGCAAATACAGTGGCCCAAGTAGTGGTTGACGCTAAAGGTCGGGTCACTACAGCCACTGACGTAGATATTTCCATCACAGCATCGCAGGTAAGTGACGCTGGTACTGCCGCCACACTCAATGCCGCCGATGCCAACTGGAATGCCAACAAGATACAAGGCAGGGATGTCGCAAGCTCGGCTCCGTCAGATGGTCAAACCCTTTCGTGGAACAATAGTGCAAGCCAGTGGGAACCGACCACGGGTAGTGCCACCAACGCCAACCAGTTGCAGGGTCGTGACATTCAGAATGTTGCTCCGAACGATGGTGAAAGTCTGATTTGGGATAACGGCAATAGTCGCTGGTCACCTGCTGCAATTAACATCGTAACCGATACCACTCCCCAGTTAGGCGGAAACCTGGATGTCAACGGTCAGGACATCGTAAGCACATCCAACGCTGACATTGAGATTGCTCCGGATGGCACAGGCGCAACGGTGTTCAAGGGTAACACGAATGCTGGTGCAATTAAGCTGAACTGCGAATCAAACAGCCACGGGCAGACTATTATTGCTCAACCGCATTCTGCTGCTGTAACCAACACGCTCACTCTCCCTGCTGGTTCTGATCAAGAGATTGTCGGCACAACTGCCACCCAGACTCTCTCCAACAAAACTATAACGGGACTCGTCATAGGCACGGACGTTCAAGCCTACGATGCGGACACCACGAAGAATGATGTTAGCAACTCTTGGACTGCCGCCCAGCAAGGCAACACACAGACTGCTGCCTTCTCTGCATTAAGTTCTGGCGTACTGGACTTCGACACTTACCAGAATTTCGTAATCACATTAGGTGCTGGCGCAAATGGCTTTACCAACCCAACAACCGATGCGGGCAACACTGGGCAAACTGGAGTAATCGTATTGATTCAAGACAGTTCAGCGTCAACAGCAACGTGGACTTCTGATTACAAGAATGTTGGGGGCAGCGCACCGACACTTTCGAGCGGATCAGCAAAAGTGGATGTGCTGCCGTACATTATTCAAGCCGACAACACGATCCTGCTCGGCGCACCGCAACTAGACTTTAGCTAATGGCAGACTTTGCATCAGCACTTTGGAATAAGCCAGCGGCGGCTGACTCAACCCCAGCCGACCCTGTGACACGTTCGCTGCGGTTTGATACAGCAAGCACACAGAAGTTAACCCGCACTTTTGGCACCCCTACTAGTCAAAAGAAAGTGACTATATCGTGGTGGATGAAGCTGTCGGAGCAGGGAAATGGCAGCGCAAGTTACGGCGGGATTATCACTGTGGGGGATGACAGTTCAAACTACGCTGCAATAAAAGTAATGGGAGGCGCGACTAACACTATTACAGTAGATGAGGTATCTGGGGGTGCTTACAAAAGCGATAGGCAAACGTCTAGAGCATTCCGCGATATGGGGGCGTGGATGCATTGCGTTCATGTTATCGACACGACTGACTCAACAGCAGATGACCGTTCTAAATTATACATTAACGGGACTCGATACACAGGGCCATTTGCTACTTCTTATGCGACATATGACCAAGACTACGACACAAATTGGAGTAAGAGCGGTGAAGTAATTTCCATCGGGTTTGATAACTCTGGTGGTAGTCCGTATTTCGGAGGCTACCTTGCAGACATCCATTACATAGATGGGCAAGCACTTGACGCCAGCGATTTTGCGGAAACAAATTCATCAACAGGGCAGTGGGTTCCGAAGGAGTATTCAGGGACTTACGGTAATAACGGATTCCACATTGATGCCCAGCCAGCCCACGATGCAGAACTCCTCGTATCCTCCATAGACCGCAACGATGGCGACACTGACTTTGCTGATGTGGCGGCGGGGCATACGATTACCACAGGCGGCGACCCAGAGCATAGCATCGCAGTTGGCAATCCGTTTACGGGTGATGGCAGAGCGATTTACTTTGATGGTACGGATGATTACCTGACTGTAGATGACGGAGCTAACATTGATTTAGGCACTGGCGATTTCACTATTGAGTTCTGGATGAACAGTGATGAGGACACTCAAAACGCTTATGTCACAGGTAGATGGAATGCCACACCAAACGGCGGAGCTTGGGACAGTAGAGAGTGGGGGTTAACCTGCACAAGTTATGGTGGGGGTGAGTTGGACATTTATGTCCCGTATACTGGTGGGTATAACGCATCAAGCCTAAATGTCTGCGACAGCAAATGGCATCATATTGCTATTGTGAGGCATAGCGGAGATGCAAAGCTATATGTTGATGGAAAGTATCAGATAGATGCTTCTGTTTTAGACAGTTACAATATGAGTTTCTCGTCAAAGCTACTTATTGGCGGGGGGCAATCTTTATACTGGCGAGGGGCAATATATGACTACCGCATTAGCGACACTGCTAGGTACACCTCTGGCACTTCCGATTTTGACGTGCCGACTGAAAAGTTTACCTCGGACAGCGACACTCTGCTGCTGATTCAGCCGGACAAAGATGACACCACATTCCACGATGAGTCCAGCAGTCCCGCAACTGTTACAACCGTAAGCTCACCCACCCGCACAGCCTCCACCCCCTACGATGCCGCAGCCAAATCAACTGCTATTTCCTTTGACGGAACAGGTGACTATTTATCCGTAGCAACATCTAGTGACTTTGACTTTGGCTCCGGTAGTTACACCTACGAAGGTTGGTTTTATTTTAATGGGTTTAGCGAGACGCCCGAAGGGATTTTCTCTAGGAACAACTCATCAACTCAAGAATGGGCGGTGTGTACTAATTCTAGCGGGACTCTTCAGTTCTTTGAATCCGTAAACAACTCATACAACACCAGTTCATTTACGTTTAGCACGGGGCAGTGGTATCACATTGCACTATGTAAAAACGGAACAACCTACAAGGTGTATGTGGATGCAGACGAAAAGATTAGCGCAACACTTTCTTCCGCACCAGACGCTAACCTTCCTGTAATTATTGGCAGGTTTTACGACAACTACGATGGGTATTATTTAGATGGCTACTGTTACGATTTCCGCGCACAAAAGGGAGTAGACACTGGCGGGTCTAAACCATCAGCCCCGCTAGAGCTAAACCCCGTCTACATCGGCGGCGACCAGAGCGGTAACAAAAATCATTTTACGCCGACGAATATCAGCAGCCACGATGTCATGCTGGATGTGCCGACGAAGAATTACGCGACTTGGAATCCACTAGACCTTCAAGAAACGGCTTCTACTGCGCCGACTTTTGCTGAAGGGAATTTAAGTTTATCAACTAACTCTAGCGGCTATGGCAGAATCCATTCTACATTCTCAATTCCTAGCACTGGTAAGTGGTATGCTGAATTTTATTCAACTAGCTTTAACGCTATTGGCGTTCGCAGAAAAGTAGGAGGAGGTTGGCCTTCTGGGTCTTCCGACTTGGCGTCTGTTGTCTCCAGCGGTTCCATTACTAATGCTTCAGGCGCTTCGCAGTCTGGACTAGCCTCTTGGTCATCTGGAGACATCCTGGGGGTAGAGGTTAATTGTGATGACAACACAATCCAGTTTTTAAAGAATGGTTCTAACTACGGCACATCCGAAAGTTTCACTCATTATGCAGGTGAGACATTTTTCACCTACACAGACGGCTCTTCAGGCACAGCCTACAACGCAATAGCCAACTTCGGGGCCGACCCAACTTTTGCTGGCAATTATGCAGGGACACCTGAAAGTTCAGAATGGGCGTATAGTCCGTCCACCGACTTCAAAAGCCTGAACTCCTCCAATCTCGATGCCCCATCCGTTACGCCGTCAGAGAATTTCAACACGGTACTTTACACAGGCACACGGGATAACAGCAACTCCCTCGGAGCCACATCCAACGCCGTTACCGGAATGGGATTTGAACCCAGCCTCCTTTGGATCAAGGACAGGGATAACCAGTCCTCTAATTACGGCAGTAGCTACTCCGGACACTACTTATTCGATTCAGTTCAAGGGGCGGGCAAGGCCATTAACATTGATGGTGGTATGTACACTGGATCAAATGATTTTGTCAGCAATCTCGATGGCTACAACGGAGTGTCCTCTTTTGATTCTGATGGCTTCACACTAGATGAGGCTGAAGCGGTTAACTACGCTGTCGATTCGGACTATAACGGATCAATAGACACTTACGAACGCTATGCAGCTTGGGGCTGGAAGTTAGGCAGCAACGGCAGTTCGTCAACGTGGGCCGCCGGAAACACTGATCCTACGACGGAGAAGTACAACGCTTCGGCGGGGGTGTCAGTCATTCGGCAAGAGGAAAGCAGCGGTAGCTATCCGATGACGGGCGTTACTGTTAACCACAGCCTTGGCGAAGCACCAGAGTTTGCGTTCCTAATGGACAACTCAAGCAACACGCAGGAAGTCTTTGCGTGGCACAAAGATTTAGACGCCAACAAGTATCTCAAATTAACCCAGAACTCCGCCCAAACAACAGGAAGCGGGTACTTCCCATCTGGGTGCAGCACGGCAACCACATTTCAGATCGGTTCAGATATTGCGGGAGCAAGCGGGTATGATGGGTGGTGGGACATCTATCTGTATTTATTTTCTGGCGTCGAGGGCTATTCAAAGTTCGGCAAATACACGGGCAACGCCAGTGCGGATGGGCCATTTATCTACACTGGATTCCGGCCAGCTTTCGTTCTTTGGAAACGCGCAACAGGGTCATCTAACTCGTGGAACATAATGGATAACAAGCGCGAAGGATATAACCCACAGAATGATTTGTTATTTCCCGACAGCTCCACAATCGAATCCAACGTAACCGACCAAGACCTGCTTTCAAATGGGTTTAAGCTGCGGACATCTGGAGCGGGTAGAAATGCGAATAACGAGACGTTCATCTATGCAGCTTGGGCGGAGGTTCCGTTCAGCAAGGGAAATGCTCGCTAACTAACAGAAAGATTTTACTATGCCATATACTACAACAGAAGGACGCGCACTCCCGCTAGACAAAGCCTTCAACCACAACAACATTTCATTTCCCGCAAACTGGCTTCGAGTGTCCACACCTGCCGATAAGGAGGCTCAAGGCATTAGCTGGGTTACGCCTGAAGAACCACCAGTAGTCCGTGCGCCGCTTGAGCGTGAGAAGTCGGACGGCATTGCACGAGCCAAAGACACTGCGGGTAAGATGTTGGCTGGTAGTGATTGGCAGATTGTAGCCTCGGTGGAAAGGCAACGTGCAGTGCCAACCGATTGGGCCGAATACCGTGCTGCTGTCATTGCCGAGGCGGATCGGTTGGAAGGCGAATACAACGCTGCTGAAAGCTACGAAGACTTTGACAAGATTAAACAGGAGTGGCCGCTGAATCCAGACGAACAGGCCGAGCGTGACCGGATGGAAGCTGAAGACGCGGCGGCAAAGGAGAAGCAAGAAGATGGCGGAGTATGATCCTAATTCGTTATCGGCGCAACTGGCTCGGATTGAGTCTAGGCAGATACATATAGCTGACCGTCTTGATGAGATTGCGGAGCGGATGAATAATCATTCATTAAGGCTGAAGTACCTGGAAGAATTTCGATGGAAACTCGTCGGCGCAATTGGACTTGGATCAGCGGGTGGGGCGGCAGCTTTCTCTAAACTATTTGGTGGAGAATAACATGAAAGAAAAACTGAAAAGCAGAAAACTATGGGTAGCGGTTGGAGGTCTTTTGACTGTTGCCGCTACTGAATGGCTCAACCTTTCTCCTGAACTAACGGAGCAACTGGTTAGTGCCGTGATTATAATCGTTCCTGCCTACATTGGAGGCCAAGGGATTGTGGACGCAATGAAAGAATACGCTGCCAAAAAATGATACTAGACCTACTAGCCGCCTTGAGGGCGATCCCAAAGATTGTGGATGCCCTTGAGCGGCTGGGGGATGTGGCTACGGCAGCACAGGCACAAGCTCGCGAGAATGAGAAGAATGATAAAATTTACGATCTTATTGATGCTGCTCGCGAGCGCAGGATGCATAAGCGAGAAGCTGAACGGGTTTCAGGAGATAGCCGAGAGGCATCCACTGGGGATGGAGCAGATAACGGAGCATCCGGAGAGTGAAGCACTCATAATAGATTTAGGTCGGTATATAAACGAACTGGAGCGTCGAATAGAAGGCAAACGATGACATTAAGCGAACTGGCAGATCAGATTACGACGAAATTGAGCGACACCGATAGCGCATCGGTTGTGACTTGCAAAAAGTTTATCAATAACCGCTACCGCATGGTTTGGGAGTCGCAACTTTGGACTCAAACCTTGGGCGTGGTCAGCGCGTCTGTTAGTGCGAATGACGAAACGGTCACCTTGTCTGGCGACCCAACAATATTCTATTACCCGACATCCACCACCACGGCATCCACCGCGCCTCGGTTGGATTTCGTTGTGGCGGCAAAGTTTACTGAAACCGGCAAGGATGAAGGCCATGAAATAAGCGGCCAGAATTGGATACAGTTCTTCCAGCTTGACCCTAATATTTGGAACAACACGGCAGATCGCCGCACCACTCCGGTTAACTTTACCCCGCTTCCCAAAGACGCCAGCGGCAACTGCCGGATCAAGCCCATACCCACTCCCAACGCCGCCGGAACGGTTTACGCGCTGGGCAAGCTGAAGAACACTGACCTTGGCGACTCCGACTCTCCGGTGATTCCAGGTGTTGACAATGTTCTGCTGGCATATGCTGAAGGGGATATGCTTGAGCGTTCGATGCAGTACAGCAAGGCGCAGCTAAAATTTACCGAGGCGACAACACTTTTGCAGATTAGCCGCGAACTGGACAACGTCCAACAGAACAAGGTTTCAGTTATTGTGCCGGATGTGCCGTCACACTGGAGCCGAAACGATTTCATCATTAACTGATGCCCACTTTAAGCAACAATGCCCTTGATGACCCCATCCTAATTGATGGGAATGATTCCTTTGTTGGCGGTCAAGTTAGCGCGACCCGCGCGAATCTTGTGCCTGAAAACGGGTATGTTGAGGGTAAGAACATTGACCTCGATGAGTTTGGCAATGCTGTAACTCGCAGGGGCGCGGCATTAACTCTAGGCTACCTGTCATGGGATTCAGCATCAAATAACTGGGAAGCTGAAGGGCAATTATGGAACGGGGTGACTGCGCCGATTACGGGCGCAAGTTACTTTGATTCCGGAACTACTGAAAGGTTGGTGCTGGCAGATGGTTCCAACAACCTGAAGATTTCAACTGAATCTGGAACTTACTCCACCATCAGTGGTTCCTCACTGGCGGCTGGTGCGGATGTGAACTTCGCGCAACTTGCCAACCGGATGTACTACTGCGATGGGGATGGGGCATTGCGTTACATTGATGACTCTGGAACCAACCAATCCATCTCCGGTGGGCGGATTACTTCCATCGAAATAACCAAGCAGGGAGAAGGCTACACGACTGCGCCCACAATTGCTTTCTCATCTGGCGGCGCGGCGGCAACTTCCAACATGGGTTACGGAGGTAAGGTGGTAGGCGCGGATATAACCACTGCCGGTAGCGGATACTCTACTACCACGCCACCCACTATAACATTTACCGCAGCACCTTCAGGCGGAACCACTGCTGAAGGTATCGCCAAGGTTAGCCAGACGCCTAGCAAGCCGAAGCTGCTTGTTTCTCACACTAATCGGCTATTTGCCACCAGTGCAGACACCGCCGTGCCGTCTGACACGATTTATTGCAGCGACATCCTGGACGGTGAGTCGTTTGATTTGGCGGGCAATAGCATACGAGTAGGTGGTGGTGATGGTGACCCCATTGTTGCCCTGACATCTTGGTTTGATTTTAACCTGCTAGTGTTTAAAGAGCGTTCGATCTGGGTGGTAAATGCTAATCCGGCTCAAAGCGTGGCTGAATGGCAAATCCGTTTAATCAATAACCGCGTGGGTTGCGTGGCAGCGCGCACAGTGCAGCAAGTTGGCTCCGATGTGCTGTTTATGTCGCGTGATGGTGTTCGGTCAGTGAAGACTATTGAGTCCGGCGCGCAAACCGACATCTCTCAACCTTTATCCAGCCCCATCAACGATTTGGTGGGTCAAATCAATCAATCAGCGATCAGCAAGTGCGCTGCGGTGTATTGGCGCAACCGTTACCTAATCGCGGTTCCGCTTGGAAGTGCTACCGAGCCGGATCATGTGTTGTGCTACCACCTGCTTGCCTCGTCATGGACAGGGTTCTGGACGGGATGGCAACCGCGCGATTGGGTGATTACCGCATTTGGCGGCAAGCTGCGGCTTAACTTCGGCGACCAAAGCGGCAAGTTGTTTACTTGGGATGATTTTACTGCCGAAAACTCTACGACACTTACGAACTATCAAGATGGCGGAACTGATTACGAGTCGTACATCAAAACGCGCGCATATCGCTTTGGTGAGACTTGGGGCGACAAGATCGGTCACTCGGTTCAGTTTAACTTGGAGAACATTCACTCCACGGACATTTCAGCGGATTTGGACTACTACAAGGATTTGAGTAGCACCGAATCTGAACTGGCGAGCAATGTGACTATCGCCGCGAACAGCAACCTTGTCCGCAAGGGGTACAACTTAATCCCGAAAGGGCGATTTAACCAAATGCAATTTAAGGTCAAGGCCGACTCCGGACGTCTTGCAGTTCACTCCATACAAGCGAGTGCATTTGGGCAACCAATTAAACCGGAGAGATAGGCCAGTGGATGGGACTAGTGCCAGAGATTTTGGAGTTGGTGATGTCATCGATTTTATACGAGGAAATGACCGAAGGGGAACTTGTTTCGGAAGATGGCCAAACAATATCCTTTCACCTTTCATCAGCTTCTCCGCCGACATTGGAAGTCTGCACCTCGTCCAAGAAGATGGCGAGTTGGTCGCAGTCGGTTTTGCGAGACAGATCGATGAAGACGATTTGGATCGGCATTGGCTACCCCAAAAAAGGGAAGGCACTGCTATCGAGTTCCAAGACGTATTATCAAAAAACAAGCAAGGGCTGGAAACTCTCATCGATGAATTTACATCGAGGCATCCCGATTGGCGTGAAAAAAAACTGTTCGCCACTCGACATGGTCAAAGGAAGAGGATTCAACCCGAACTAATCGAAAGGCTCATGGCTTGAATTTAGAAGGCCCAGTTGTCAGAGGTGAAGGCTTTGCAGAGAAAGTCCCAACTGCTAATATAGCACTCGATAAGCCTGTCGAGGTGGGGTGCTATCGTGGGATTGCATATGCAGGGGCAGACAAGCTGGGGGATGCTGCGGTGTGGGTCATGCCACATCAACCATTCATTGCCGAGGCATATATTTCGGGATACGAGGGCGACCTCTACGACACCTACCTTACAATTCAAAATATGAATAAACTAAATCGGGAAGATTTAAAGGGACTATACGACAAGGCACTGGCATGAACGACTTGATTCAAAGATGCGAGCAATTGGCGCGGCAGATTGTCGAAGCCAAGGGACAACAGTTTTGGGCAGCGCGCGGAGCGTTGAACAAGGGAACCCCACCACCGGCCCCAACTCCTCCCAGCTACGGGGAGGGCGTCGAGACGGCAGCGCAATGGTCACCCATTATTGCTGGAGTAGAGTCGGCCCGTAGATTAGGTAAAGAATTTACATACGAGCATCCTGACACTGGCGAGATAAAGACGGTTGATTTCACCAACCTTGGCGATGTCGAGATGGCGAAAGTCATGCAGGACTTTCAGAATCAGTCTGCATCCGAAAACGCCAGAGTCTTACTAGACCTTTATAAAGAGTATGGCCCGCAGTTTGTTGAGTCTTCCCGCGACCAACTGCGACAAGCTGATCCAAAAGGCTTTGAGGCGCGAGAGACACTCGGCGACAAGGTTCTGGCGGACATGGACAACATCCCATCCGTACCGGATGCTCCGGAGCTTGAGTCCCTAGACCAGGATACAGTACTTCAAGCTGATCCGGAAACGCTTGCTGCTCGTAAAGATGCCGAACGTAGCTTGGTGGAGCGATTGCAGTCCGGTGAGTTTAGTCAACGCGCCGCCAAGCGGGCAGGGGACATCGCTAAAGGGCGTCAGGCCGCTTCTGGCAACATCTTTGGAGGCGGGGCAGTGTTACAGCAGTCCATCGCCGAAACGGGCGCAGAGGACGCTGCCAGCCGCCAAGCGGTTGCGGACTATCTTGGGTTCCTGCAATCCGGCCAATCGGCAGAGGACTATAGCTCGCGCCTCGCAATGGCTAACCAGCAAAACCAATTGACCGGCCAAGCGAGCCGGAATCAAGCATCACAGCAAAGTTACGCCAATGCGATGAATCGCTTGAGCGGTCAGGAGACGATGAATCAGCAACGCATGGGCAACCTGCAAGCATTTGCCTTCGGCCAACCGCTGGTTAATCAGCTTGGATCACTGGGCGGAATGCAGCAGCAAGCGGCTCCGTATGCTCCGACTCAAGTTGCCGGATACGGTCAGTCTATCGGGCAGCAAATGGGCAATGTTCAAAGTCTTAACCAATCAAACTACCAAGGGGCGATGCAAGCGTGGCAGACACAAGCGCAAGCCGCCATGCAACCCAGCGGGTTTGGTTCAGTACTCGGCACTGCATTTGGCGCATTGTCAGGTGGAGTAGGGGAAGGGTTAGGTGCTGGTTTAGCTAAAAAATGGGGTTGATAAATTAAAGGATAATCATGGCAAACTTCTGGGCAGGATTTGGGCAGGGATTCCAAGGCGGATTCCAATCGGCATACAACAGGGCGGCTAAACGGCGCGACATTAAAGAAGCGCGTGAGCAAGCGCGCGCTGATCAGCGTGAAGTAATGGAGGCTGAAGCTGGAGCGTATGATGACATAAACAAGGGACTACGCGAAAAGTTGGCGGAACTAAAACGCCAACAGGAAATAGATTCCATAACAGACCCCAATGACCCACGGTTGTCAGTTTTAAACAACCAAGTGCCAATGCCCACCCTCGAAGAAGGTGAGCCGCCCGAATTGTCCATGAAGGATTTGATTCAAAAAAGAATCACTGGAAAGTCTACGCAAGCCTCTTTGTCTGGAAGAATCGCGGAATTAAAGAAATTACAAGCTGCCCAAAAACTGCGAGAGCAACAACGGGCCGATATAAAAGATCAAAGAGATTACGAAAGCGGGGTGCGACAGGAAGGATACGCTAGAGAAGATAAAAAATCTGCTGACGCACTCGAATTAAAAAGACAAGAAAAGGTAAATGATTATCTCTTTAAACTCGCAGAAGTAACTGGAGAAACACCAGAAGGCCCACCTTTAGACGCACTAGAGGCAGCGGCTTGGTTCGGGCGCGCGAAGAATGATCAAAACGAAGCCACCAAGAAAAGGGAGCAACTAGTAAATTTTGCACCCAATGTTTTAAAACAGTTTGAAGATGCTGGCGCGGCTGGTCAACCAATGCCCGAACTTGATTATAGGTATGAAGATATAATTCCGGCAGGGTTAACTGAACAAGCATACAATTCAGCTAGGACGCTGGCAAAAAGTACGGATAGGAAGACCAAATTAGCAGACGCTAAAAAATTAGCTGATGCAGAGGTTCAAAGTGCTGGAGATTTAGTCCAATTTGGACTGAAGCCACCCACTGCCGACAACTTCCTGTCCCCGAATGGAATGACAGCGTATTACGCCGCAAAAGCGTTGGCGTCTAAAAAGAAAGAAGCCTATGAGGCAGTGCAATCGGTGGAGGGGCAAAAAGGATCAATGGGCTTGCCCAAACTTTCCTTGAGTCAGATCAACAATACTTCCTTTGAGGATTTAGACCACATCATAAACGGTCATAAAACTTTAGCCGGACAGCAAGAGGCGGCTAAAGAATTAGGCCAGAAGGCCAAGGAAAAGATGCTGCCCAGTTTTCAGCCAGAACCACAAGAAGGCACAACTGCTCAAAGGTTTTTGATGAGTCAGGTGAAAATTCTAAATGACCCCACCGCCTCTGCTGAAGATAAAAAGTTGGCCGAACAAATGATAGAGTTGCAGGGCGGAACAGCCACTACAGTCTATGGTGAAGACGGAAAACCAATCGTACAGATCGGAAGGCCCACAAGCCGCAGCAAGGAAGACAAACCTGAACCTGCTGCCTTGGAGACTGCATTAATGGACTTGAACAGGTTGGCACGGGATTACGATGATAAAAAACCCAGCATAGGATGGATAGCCACAGTTAAAAGCGGGATAGGAGATAGTTTCTTGCCTCAATTTGGTATCAACAGCATGAGTGATCCCCAGCGCGTAAAATACAGGCAAGCAGTTCAGGAGTTTCAAGTAAACTACGTCAAGGCACTTAATGCTCCAGACAGTCGCCTTTCCGACACTGACAGAAAGATGCTTGCCCCGCTTGCGCCAGGAGTTAACGACTCTCCGGTTATGTTCGCTAATAAAGTTGAAGCGATTCAAGAAAAGATATCCAGACATCAAAGGTTGAATGATGCTTTTCAGGGCAAAAAAGACCTATGGGGTATGAGAGCTTCTGAAATCACAAGCGCAACATTTGGGCCTAACGCAAGGCTAACACCCGAACTTGGGGCTTTTGCTATCCAAGAAAAATTTGGAGCTAAAGAACTCTATTCCGATGATCAGTTAAGGGAAGTAATACGCACTCAATTCAGTGGAAAATCTGAAGAGGAAGTTAGATTTTTTGTAAGATCACTACTTTCAATTGGAAGACTTGGGGATAAATAACAATGAGCGAGAAAAAATTAAAATCCTTAACCGCTGAAGACGTTGATAACATTATCAACCAAGTTCGCTCGGAGCAGGATGTCGAGATTGGGGTGACGGGGCCGGAGTTTGCTCCGTCAATTGGGGGCCAAGAACCAGACCCAAGATATCCGGAGTCAGGGGCCACTGTGGCAGAGATGCGTGATTTAGAACGGAAATACGGCACTTCTGGTGTTGATATTGATCCAAGAGGTCTTCCTGTCGGCTATCGCGCCCTTTCAGGGTTAGCTCAAACTGGTCAGGATAAAAGGGCGATTTACAGCAAAGTTTTCGGCGAAGAAAATGTCCGCCCGATTGAAGGCACTGATAAATTCCTAATTAGAGTCTACAGAGATGGGAAACCTGTTGATGTAGTGGATGACGAGTCGGCGTTTTCCATGAGAGACTTGGCCGACCTTACCGGAATGGTTCCAGAACTCGCAACAAGCATAGCGACAACAGTCAAAATGCTTCCCAAAAATCCGGCAGGTCTTGCGGCAACCGCAGGTACAGCCGCTGCGGCGTCTGCTGCCGGTCAGGCAGTTGGGGGGGTGAAAGATTTAGGATTAAGGATTTTAACTGGCGAAGATTTAGATGCTGGTGAAATAGTAAAGAGAAGATTACCTGCCGCAGCAATAGAAACCGGATTTGGCACGGCATTGCCATATGCTTCCCAAAAGGTCTTCAGCAAGCTCCGGCCTTCGTCGGTTTCATCCGGAGCGCAACCTGTTGACAGGGCAATTGCAAAAGAGGGGAGCGAGGCAGCAAAAAAACTTGAGGCGGAAGGCATTCCCGCTCCCCTTACTGCGGGCGAGGCAACAGGTAGTAGAGGTGTTCAGGAGTACGAGGCATTGGCCGAGAAGCTCGCAAGAATCACTGACCCCACTGGGGAAATCCGTCTAGCGCAGCAGGAGGCGATCAAAAAGGGCCAATCCAGTTTGCCTGAAATGAAAGGCGATATAGATAGAAAAATTGGAGATAAGATTTCGGCGCGCCTTAAAGCCCAGGAAACGAATTTAAGCGATGCCGCAGCGCAATCAGCACAAGAGGCTGTAAGAAGGGCCGAAGCAAATGTTGGATTGGATTTAAGCCAATCTGTCGTGGATGCGGGCAACAAGGTTCGATCCGGACTACAAAAAGGCGTACAAGCTAAACAAGCTGAAGTTGATGAGTTGTATGAAACAGCTAACAGGATGCGGGTGGAGGCTGGTGGCGGCGAGGCATTCATCATGCCGAATCGAACCAGCAAACTGGGCAAGGAAATCATTGAAAAAGAAACCTTAATTCAGGAGACAACTGAATCTTTAGAAGTACCCACTGGCGTGCTGTCTGAAAGCGGCGAGCAGATTACCGAGGAGGTTCTTAAAACAAGCAAGCAACCCATCGGGTGGGCAGTTCCCGCATACAAAGAGGCGCAGTCTTTCGCTCAATTAGGTGACACTCCTCAAACTATTGAGGCAATGCGAGAAGCGCGCGCGGTGTTTGGTGAAGCAATAGGTCGCGCGCAATCGGCTGGTCTTGATTCTCTGGGTGGCGGGTTTTCCTTGGGGCAAGCGAAGAGGTTTTACAAGGCGTTGAGTCAGGACATCGATGACTCGCTCAAGGCACTAGACCCAGATGCCGCCGCCGCTTTCCAGAAAGCTCAATCCGAATCAAAATCATTATTTGATACATACACATCCAGTAAGACCATGAACGGGTTCAGGTTGTCTGAAGCCGAGGGTGGACTTGCTGAAGTCAGCGACATTGTCCGCCACTTCAGCCAAAGCAAAGGCAAACCTGGAATGCTATCAAGCATGAAGAAGATTTTGTCTCCTGAAGATTACAGTGTACTCAAGAAAGGCATTTTGGCCGACCTTGGTGACGGGGCGAGTTACAGGTTCGCAAACGGCGTTAGCGGGGTGGACTTCAGTATTTTGCAAAAACGACTATCTCAAATTCACCCTGAAATGAGGGATGAGCTTGTAGGAGGAAAAGATGCTTACATCCGTATACAACAAGCATTGAATGACTTCACGACAGCGCAGGGCGTTGCCGGATCGAAGAGTCCATTGCAATTCCCCGCACAGGTGACTGCTGATGAGTTGGACAGATTGCTGGCAAAAGCCGGTGACCCCAATATGTTCCAATCGGTCAAAGAGTCGATTGAGGCATCTATCACGCTGAAGCGAAGGCAATTGGCGGAATACGGCAATGAGGTTACTGCTGCTGTACGGCAAAACAATTTACCTTCCGGCAAGATAAATGCTGATGATTTTATAGACGGTTTTATCCTTAAACAGACAGACGCTAAACTTGTTAGACAAGCGTTAGACAAACTAACAGAAGAGCAAGAGCAAGAGGTGGCAAAACAACTTGTCAGGCGAATCTTTGATAAATCACGCGACTTGGCAAAGGAACCCCTTGACGCACTTAAAAAAGGTGATGAGGGAGTTATTACTGGCAGACAATTGAAAGAAATATTGTTTGGCGGACAGGGTCAGCGACGAATCATTCAAGAGGTTTTGCCTAAAGAGACGCTGGAGAAAATGGAGAATCTTTTGGCGTACCAGATGGCAATCGAAAATGCCCGCAGTCAGGCTGGTGGATTTGCGAGGGACTATGCAATCGGCAATATGTCCAAAGAGACGATAGGCAAAATCACAATGGCTAGGCTTGTCTTTTCAGATGCTATGCAATCTTTCCTCAAAAAGGCAGCGGCATCACCCAGTGCGTTATCTAAATTTTCTGCACTTGCAGGGAAGGGGATGGATAGATTGCCTAGTAAGATTGGCCCCACTAGGGTGATAGTTTCATCGTATCTGGGTAAGGAGGTCGCTGACCTCGCCATGCAGTGGGGTGAAGCGACCAGAGGTCTTGACGAGCAGGAAATTGCAGCGTTAAGACAATCATACCTATCAATACCTCAACAAAGAGAAGTCTCTGAAGAAGACTTAAAAAGTGAGATGGACAGAATATTTGGCGGCGGCAACAAACAAGGTAAAACCGAAGCAGAGAAAAGGCGAGACGCCAGAATCAAAGCTAGGATGCCAATTAAGTCGCGCTAATCCTTACCAAGAATGAAACGGCACATCTCTACAAACGTCCTTTCGGATTTAGATGTTTTCTTGGCCTCGATCTGCCGCATTGTGTCTAAAATGGCGCGATTCACAAATGATGATCGGGGAATGCCGCAGCGTTTTGATAAGTCAGTTAACTTTCGTAACTCTGCGGTAGACAGCCGGAATGTGCTATATTCCAGCTTCTTTTCGGATTTGGGTTTCATATAGTAAGGTTAGGTTATTGGCAAGGTGACAAATGGTGTCACAGTGTCAATAAAGAGTTTGCAAAAATCGGGTGGGATTATGGGCAAATTTGAGACTTTTGTGGCTTTTGGTGACGCACATGGAGATATGGCGTGTCGAGAGTCGATCAACGCCCTCGAAAAGCACATCGAGGAGTTCAAACCGCAGCACCGCATATGCCTCGGCGATTTCTTCGATTTCCGCGCTTTGAGAAAGGGCATCGGGAATGATGAGAGCGATGCCTACGATAATTTAGTGAGCGATACCACCGCAGGTTATATGTGGCTGGATCGTTTGCGACCCACAGTATTTTTAAACGGAAACCATGAGCATAGGTTATACCGAGTGGCCGCGGAAGCGGCCAACGGGCTGGTACGCGAGTACGCGATTGAAGGCGTTAAAAAGCTGGAAGGCCATCTCCGCAAAATGGGATGCAAGGTCTACCCGTACCACTATGAACAGGGAGTTCACACGATCCGCAAAGTGGCGTTCATCCACGGATACGTTGCATCGCAAGCGGCTGTAAAACATTCAGCCGAAGTTTACTCACCCCCTGGTGGGGCAACCGTGATGGGACATCTTCACAGGATCGAAGCAGTCCACGCGGTTAGGCATGGTGGAGCGCAGGGGTACTCCGGCGGGTGTCTCGCTGACATCCCTCGCCTCCATTATGCCGCAACACGCCACGGCACAATGCGATGGGCCAACGGGTGGCTTTACGGGGTAATAGGCAAAAAGGGGTATAAGATATGGCAAGCCGAAAGAGTCGAAAACAACTGGATGCATCCCTAGAGTCCAAAGCGAGCGGCAAGAGTGATATCGCCGAATGGGCCAAAGCGTTGCTGGATGCCAGAAACTGCGGGGATGAACCCGTGCCGGAGGGATACCTTACAATAAAGCAGATATCCGATAAGCTAGAATTGGCTCGCTCCACCGCACACACCCTAGTTGAGGAAATGGTCGAGGATGGTCGAGTTGAGGTTAAGGAGTTTTATAGGGGGCGCGGCAAGGACGGGCGCAGGTATCGGGCAAAACATTACAGGATCATCAAATGAATGTACGGGTAAAAATGGGGGAACTATATGTCATCCATTGGCTCGATGCCGCTGGCTACATGATGGAGGATTTGGTTAAGGCTAAACCGTGTCTCTGCAAGACCGTAGGCTGGGTCAAAAAAGTAGAGAAAGATCACATCGTTTTAGCGTCATCTTTTTATCCGGATGACAAGGATGAGCATGGTGATTTTTGCGTTCTACCAAAGGGCATGGTGACAAAAGTTAGCCTCATCAAGCATGATGATCAGTAATTTGAAATGTCTACCAAACCCGAATCTTGAGGTCTTCAAATCCTAATAACGGGCCATTTATTTCACTTTTTTTCAATTTTAGCCTAATTTTAGTTTGCAAGGCTTTTGGGTGGAAATTGGAAATGTTGGATTACAAAATAATCTTTAAATTATAATTTAGCTAAACGACTACCTGTCAATAACTTTGAGCATCTAGAGCCTTGACTGTTCACATCATAGTGGTCTAGGCTCCGCCCATGATGACTGCTGCAATCCATGAGCGTTTCGCACAATATATGTTGCAACAACGTGTGGTGCGACTTGACATATCTTGTGACTCGATAGACTTTCTGCCGACACCCAAGCACACCTTGTGTCAAATGTTGACATATTGGTATATAGGCAGCTTGGGTTTTTATAACAATGAGAGTCACGGCAGCAGAGTGGAGGGAGCGTTATGAGCAATGGCGCGCATGGGGCGAGCGACCAAGTATGCTCACCACAACCGACCTCTGCCGAATCTTCAACGTCCACCGTCGAACCATCTATCGATGGGTCAAGGCTGGGCGCATTAAGCCCATCAGAGCAGGAGGGGAGAAAGCAGACTACCGATTCGATGTTGAGTCAGTTGTCAGCCTTATCAACACGCCGCGATGATGAAGGCAACCATCAAATTGTAGAGTTCATCACCAAAGAAGACATCTGCCGGATGGTCGATGTAAACCCGCGCACCGTTCAGCGTTGGGTGGCGTCAGGTGAACTTCCCTGCATTAAGTTAAATCATAATGCAAACTCCCCGATTCGATTCCGCATCGAGGATGTAGACAGATTTCTTTTGTCGCGAATGCGACTAGCCAAGGAGGCGCAAGATGGGAAAGGGAAACCATCTGCCGATCCAACTACTGCGCCTACCGATAAGTAAGGTAGGCCAGTGTTGGGTCTGCGGGAGGGCCGAGCAGGTTCTCACGATTGCAGACAACAGTGTTAAGGAAATGATGTGTGAACATTGCGGAGCTTTAGCTTTGGCTAATGAAAAGTGGCTTTGTGTCCACTTGCCAGAGGCGGGCATCCGCCACCCTAAAAATTACGAGAATTTCAGATGAAAAAAGAAGCTACAAACACAACGGGCTTGATGGACGCGCTGGTCGCGGCTCAAGCGGAACTGGAAACGGTGAAGGGAACCAAAGAGAACCCTTTCCATAATTCAACCTATGCGGGGCTGGATGATATCGTGCAGACGGTGTTGCCGGTGTTAAGCAAACACGGCATCGCGGTTACGCAAACGACATCATTCCTTCGACGCCACATCGAGGAGGGGCGAGAGTATTCGCCGATCATTCTGATGGTGACCACCTTGCACAAAGGTGATGAGAAGATTGCATCGGAACTGCCATTGCTCGGCGTAGGCAACAATATGCAAACGCTTGGAAGTGCGGTGACCTACGCGCGCCGGTACGGGTTACAGGCCATCATCTGCTCTAGCTCGACTGATAAGGATGACGATGGCAATGCGACCTTGTCGCCGGAGGAGCAGCGCAAGGGTCAGCAACGCGCACCAAAACGCCAACCGGCCAAGCAACAACAACCCCCCGTAGCTGAAGGCGGCTTATTATGAGTGAGCGCAAAGGTCTGCCGAGTGCATCCTATATGGAGCAGATCGCGCTATGCCCTGACTCGTTTCAGGCGCAGATGCAATATCCGGATACCACAAGTTTTGCGGCGGAACGGGGCAACCGTATTCACGCTTACCTAGAGGGCCAGGATATTGAGCTTAATATGGAAGAGATGGAATGCGCGCAGGAACTTGAGCATAAGCGTGATGAACTGGTGAAGCGCATTTTCCCAGACGCGAAGAAACTTAAAGTGGTGAAGGAGGTACGGTTATGGCTGGAGAAATAAACTATTCGGGGATGCCGGATTACCTTGTGACAAAAGGTAACAAGGCACTGGTGGTGGACTACAAAACCGGCACGGGCAAGGTGACGGGTTCGCGTGAGAATCTTCAACTGCTGGCACTTGCCGTTTTGGTCAAGGCCAACCATCCGAAGATCACGAAAGTGTACGCGGCCATCATCCAGCCCATGCATCCGGTTGAGTGGGCCGAATACGACAGCAAGGCATTGAAGGATGGGCGTCAGTTCATCGAGGGCATCCTGCGCGTGGCGATGAGCAACTACGCTCACCGTGAGGCGGGCGAGAAGCAATGCCGGTTTTGCAAAGCCAAGGCTGACTGCCCTGAAGCCATCGCCGCCACACTGACGGTGAGCAAGGGCGCGCAAGCCTTGAGTGATCCGGAGCGTTTCGCGCAACTGCTCGACTACGTTGGCGTTGCGAAAAAGATGATTCCGGAAATCGAAGAGCGCGCGCGCGTCATGCTGGAGGAGAACCCCGATGCCATTGACGGCTACATCTTAAAGGACGGTGTTCAACGCCGTGAGATCGCATCCATCGAAGCCGCATTCCAAGCCTTGAAGCAGGATGGGCTAATCGATCAATCAGAATTTATCGGAGCGTGTAAGGCGTCCTTAACCGGCATTGAAAAGGCGGTGAAGGAGTCGAGCGGGCTAACAGGTAAAGCAGCAAAAGAGGCGGTGAGTCGCTCATTGGGCGACCTCGTTTCGACAACAAAAGGTAAACCACGTTTAACTAAAAAATAGTATGGAACAAAGAAAACAACTAGCACCAGGTAAGGGGTCAATCTACCTCAATCTAAATCAAAAGAATCCGAACGCGCCACGTTACTCCGGAAAGGTGCGGACGCTGGATGGCAAGCTCCTCAAGTTTGCGTTCTGGCTTAACGGCGAGATGGGCCAAGAGGGGTTTAATTTTGGCATCGATTATGAAGAGGTTGACGAGGGCGCGGAGGCGCAGCGTCAGGAGCAACGCCAGCAGCAAGCCGGTTGGAACAAGGTTAAGACCATTGTGCAGGAGGGTCAGCCTCCGCTACAGCAGAACATCATTGAGGAGGATGATGTCCCCAATTAGTTAATCTAACTGGCGGGTCGATTCTTCAGGGACACCCTCCTTTGCGGCTAACGCCGTTTCCCGTCCCACGGCCCGCCAGTTTCAATTACTACAATGAATGAAAAACGAACGCACATCGACCTGTTCTCCGGCATCGGAGCATGGAGCATCGCTGCCGAGCGAACCGGCAACTTTCAAACAGTTGGATTTGCTGAATGTGCCGAGTACCCCAGTGCCGTCCTCAAGCGACACTGGCCCCATGTCCCAAACTTTGGGGATATCCGAAAAGTCACTTTTAAGAAAACAGGCATCTGCGATTTGCTCACCGCCTCGCCCCCTTGCCAACCTTACTCCAGAGCTAATAACAACCGAGGCGACGAATCAGATGACCGTATCCTCTGGCGAGAGTTGTTTAACATTGTTGAAGACCTCCGGCCCACTTGGCTCATTGGTGAGGAGGTTAGTGAGTTCGCGAAGTTTCACCTCGACGATTTTTTCGATGCGCTGGAGTCCGCAGGGTACACCACGGGGGCGGTTGTACTTCCAGCTTGTGCCTACGGAGGTTGCCCCCATCGAAGGGACAGACTCTGGTTCATGGCCCACACCGACCAGCCGCGATTGGAAGGACACCGGAAGTTTAGAAAACGTACCCGAAAAGGGACTGCTTGGGAGAGTGTTCCAGAACATCTTTGGGATGAAACTCCCTCCAGAGTTCTCCGAATGGTTAATGGGTTTGCCTCTTGGCCATACCGTAGTGAACGGATTCAAGCCATTGGAAACTCAATCTCCGCGCCACTCGCGCACCAAATCTTAAAACTCTTATGAAAAAAATAATGCTACTACTGATGTTCACCTTACCGGCCAAGGCCGTGGTGATTAACCCCCAGTTGATCGATGGGTTCGCCTACATCGAATCCAACTTTAATGATAAGGCGATTGGGAAGGCTGGAGAGAAGGGCGCATGGCAATTCGGCAAGGCGGCATGGGCCGACTGCAATGCCGAGCGCATTAAGATGGGCAAGCCGGTCTACCATTGGAGCAAGGCCCATGACCGGCGCATCGCATCCGATTACGCCCACCTATACCTCTGCTTGATCCACGGCAGACTATGGAAGGCTTTAGATCGCGAACCGTCAGTTGGCGAACTCTACGCTGCCTACAACTGCGGAGTGAATGGATTCGCAAATGGCCATGACGGCAAAATCTCCAAATGCCCCGCCACAACTCAAAATGCAATTTCTAAACTAATCAAATACCTAAAATGAAATCCAAACTAAAACTATCGCCATCAAAAGCAAAAGAGGTCGATCACATTATCGATGTGGTTGAAAAGCATACCGGCATATCTCGCAAGGACATCTTGGGGCGTAACCGCATGGAACCCATCGTGGATGCTCGGCACATCGTCTGGTACTTGTGCGCCGAACATCTTGGCATTCACCTGGCTATGCTTGGCCGACACTTCGACTGTCATCACGCTGCCATCATCCATTCGCTAAAGCGGGTCGCTTGCCGGATTGTGGTTCACCGTGACCGTTACTTCACCGGCTTGATCAATGAGATCGCCAAGGAATTGGATTGCGAATCTGTCATCCCTCAAATGCCTCATGTCGAGCGTGTCAAAGCATAGGATCACCATCGAATGCCCAAGCAGAGTACCAAGCCTGAATCGGCTATTCGGCATGAATCCGTGGGCGCGGAAGAAGCTCAAGGAGGAGTTGTTCAACGAAGTGTGGTCAGGATTACAAGCCGCCGGATTCGACTGCTTGACCCAGATAATCTCTGCCCGAAATACCACATCGACGCGCTCCGGTACGCGGGCATCATCGAAGACGATACAACGGCGCACATCGAAGTCATCTGCCGCCAAGAGAAAGTCAAAACGAGGAAAGAAGAAAAAACGATCATCGAGGTGAACCCATGAAAGGCGCGGAGTACTACGATTTTTGTGAAGACGAATTGAATGATCCACCCTTGTGCTTTCACGGCCTTGAGCCTGTAGCGATGGAGTGGGATGACGAACGGGGGGAATGGGAATGTCCAAGGTGCAAGCAGGATCAATAGAGTTTTGGGAGGATTATGCCCGCAGGATTTTAGTTAACAAGGACGCCAGCCGGAGCGAAGTAGATTGCGCTTTGATTGGCATTACAGGGAGTAAAGACCAATGGCTGAAGAAGGAATTGAAAAAGAAGCGAGTGAAAGCGTGGACGGGCAAGTTGAGCCTATTAGTGACTATGATCGGGGCTGGACTTTAGGCTACCGGATTGGGCGCGGAGATGTGGAGAATTATTACAAGGGCCAGTTGGAGACGCTGGATAAGCAAATGCGCTACTACAAGGATTTGTCAGAACGATGAACCGGCTATCTCTCGTCATTGATATTTTACTGGCACTGGCGTTCTTCGCCTTTTGCCTACGCCTAGCATTCAGATGATCCTGCAACTCGAAATCCCGCAGATCGCCAAGCAATATGCATGGTTGTTCCTTGCCCAGAACAATATGGGCAATCGCGGGCATTTCGATGGTGACCGTAACCGGCAATACACCGGCCTGTTAGGCGAGATATGCTTCAAGAAACTGATCACCGGCTATTGGCCCACCCTCAAAGGGGGATACGATGGCGGGTTTGACATCGAACTGGACGGTCTTAAGGCCGATGTGAAGACAATGGGCCGGAAGGTTCCGGTAGCACCGGACTTCGTTCACAATTTTGTACTGGCACAAGCGCATCTGGATGCCGAGGTGCTGATATTCCAATCGCTGATCAAAGACACTTCCACGCTGGAGGTCTGCGGGTGGATATCGAAGGAGGATGCGCTGGCCTTTGGCACTGAATATCCCAAGGGTACAATACGGAGTCGCAGGGACGGTTCTACGTTTGAATTACAAGCAGCACTGCTGGAGGTCGAGCAACGCTTCCTAAACCCCTTCAGGGGCCATTTAGCGTTCAATCTGGAGTCCAGCCAACTATCGGGGCCGTTATTCGCCCCTGCACAATTATGAGCCTACTAAACCATGCAGCAGTCACCAAAGAGGTGATGCAGACCGCTAACCGATACAAGAAGGGCGTGAGCCAGATATCCAGGGATTGGAAGGATGAGCTTGAGCAGGATGTGCGCCTATTAATTTTCAGAAAAGTAATGGCCCATGACAAGGGCAAAACATTGAAAGTAAAATGAAAGACAAACAAAAACCACTCGAATTCAAGAAAGACCTCCACGAATGGCTCGCCGTGATGAAGGCCAAGCAAGAAGCCACCAAGAAGCGCGAAGAAGTAGAAGCCTACTGGAACGCTCCGCTCGATCAAAAGGACAGGGACTAAAAGGTTATGAAAGACAAAGATGAAAGACTGTTTCAATTCCCGTTTTATCCGGAATCATTCCTAGTGTCCACCATGCTGATGAGTCCGGCAGAGGTGGGAGCGTATATGAGACTGCTCTGCCACTCATGGCTGGACGATGGGATTCCCATGAAAAGCAAATCACATTTGGCGCGTTTGGCGGGCGTTTCTACATCAAAATTGGAACAAATTCTGCCCAAATTCTACATAGACGATGAAAATCGTGTCCGCCACCATCGGCTTGAAGAGGTGCGAAAATCGGTTGCCGACCTGCGAGAAAAGCGCAGAAAAGCAGGGGCATTAGGGGGCAAAGCAAGTAAGCAAAGCTACAGCACTGCTTTAGCAAACAGGCAGCAAAAAAGCAGCAATCGTCCACCTAGTAAAACAAAACAAAATAAAACAAAATATACCCCCCTTAATCCCCCCGCCCAATTGTCTACCGCAGACAAGATCGCATTGGAGCGCGAGCGGGATGCTATTGCCGAGGAAATTAAAGACATCTACCGGAAGGCGGGCAGGGACGCGATGGGCAGTGTGATTAGCTGGGGCAAGCCGGATGATCCGGAGCGCGTTCAGCATCTGCGCGAGCAGGAGCAGATGATCAAGGATCGGCTTCGCGACAACGTGCTATGCATCGCGAGCGATGAACCGGCCAATGGTCACATCCCCGATGCCATTTCAATCCTAGCTGCTGAAAAGACACTCTGATGCGCGTACAGGCATAACCCGTAATGGCCCGTAAATGGGCCTACAAGCCATTTTGATAACGGAACAGCATGATGAGGGCGGGCAGGGTGGTAAAAGGTGTTAAAACGTAAAAGGGCCGGAAGGCAATGTCTACCCTCCGGCCCGTGGGACTGAATCAAACGGGCTAGGACTTCCCGTCTAATTCATAATTGCCGCATCCAATCTGCTCCAAAAGCTCATCCTCCTGAATTCGATGGAATTCCCCATCCGCGATACAATCCAACGTGTATTCCGGAACCGACATTCTTGTTTTCTTATGCTTTTTCTTGCCAATTTTCTCTAAACAAGGGGCAGGGCTGTCATGGTGAATTGTCCTGAAAAGCACCCTTTCAAGCACTTTTATTTTTTGGAATCCTAGCCAGTTGTGCGAATTGTTGTCCGCGTTATCAATGATTTTAAATGTCAGATTTTTCATACGCTCAATACATTTTCCTTAATGGTTTTGTTCAATAATTCAAGAGACTCATCCTCATCATCTATATCCTGGTACTCTCCATTGGGGTCATTCCATGAAAGCATCCGGATTCTCTGGTCATGGTCGAAATCCTCCGGATACCGTCCGGCCCACGCGAATTGATCCAGCCAAGGCAGGGCGTAGAACACTTCCGATATCCAGAAATCAAACAGCATCGGTTCCAATTCCTGCCGAGTTTGTGCCGTGCGCGAGTCATTCATCACTTCGCACCCGAAGCATTCAATGAATGGGATTCCGTGCGATGATTTTGGCGCGCGTTCGGGATTCAATTCATGGATATGTAAACCGCCTTCATAAACGTGAAGCGCGCGAAGGTCGCCCAATTTGTAACCTAGAACGCACGTTAACAATCCGGCGTCATGGAGTGAATCGTAATCGGTGAGCGCGCGATGGGATTCCTTAAATCGCGCGTATAGCGCGAGCGAATGATCGCTTAATGTTTTGCTGTAGTTCATTGGTTTTTCTTAATTCGCATTACGGTTTCAACTTCAGTCAGTAGTCGCTCAAAATCAGCAACAACCTCACGCGCGTCTTTCAAGTTGCGCTCGGCATTGGCTAACCTTTGTTTCTGTCTTTTCAATTGATATTGAGCATCCCTTAATTCACCCGCCCTTTTCAGTAACACCAATTCACATTGGTCAAAGGTGAGATCCAGCATTTCAGATATAGTCAATTCAGTCTTCATGGTTTCAATTTGATTTTTCGATTCGTTCCAATTCTTCCAAAACTTCCATAGATTTTATGGGCAGTTCCAATTCAATGTGATTCAGGGCGCGCGCGAGTGATTCCCGCGCGAGCGCAATATCTGCTTTATGGGTTGCCGGTTGAGATAATGCCGCAAGCGCGCTTTGGGCCGCGCGTAGCAATTCCGGCGCGAGCGCGAATAGACTAGCGCGAGCGCGATTCTGCTCTGGCATTACGGCAAGCAATTTGGGCCGCCGGTTTTTTGTGTATTCGCGGAGAATCAATTTGTCGCCTTGAGTCTCGACCAGGATTCTGTTGTTTGTGTTCATGGTGTTTTTTCCGTTTAAGGTTTAACCCAAAACGCGCGCCCAATTTGAAAGCGCGTTGGATTTACCGGCCCGCATTAC